GCGTTGCGAATTCCACACCACATGTGGTATGGATCGCATCATGGATCACGCGCCGACGAAACGACCAGCCCGCAAGCCCAGAGACACCGTGCATCACACCGAGGCATGGGTGCCAACGGTCGCCAGGCTCGACATCCCGCTCGGCAGCGTCGTGAACCTGCGGCGCATCGCGGGCGAACTCAGGGCATTGGCCGAACGGCTGGAAGTATTGAGCCGCGACCCGGCAGACAGCGCCGACCTGCTTTTCGAAGCCGGGCGTGCAACTCGACACACAAACGCCAATCTGCGCAAGATCAGGCGGCCAGGCAGGCCGCGCAAGCGCACCGAGTCACTGAGGTGGGTGCGCTAGATGTAGTGGGGATGCTGTCGGGTGCTGGATTGTTGCATATGCGAATCAAATGGAACAGAGCGGCAACGAACCCGAAAATTCCCCAGCAGCATCAATGCCATGCGCGGCATTCTGGACGGCGCGCGAAACGCCGAAACTCACCACAACATATAGCGGTAAGCCGGCGTCACGCCTTGATCTCGGTGATCGTGATGCTGGACGCCATGACGCCCCCCAGGTAGCGCGCGCCGCCGATTCCGTTGAACGTCGTGGTCGCGGCAGACGATGCGCCAGCACGCACGCGGAACGTGGTCGAACTGGTCGTGCCGGCCGTCATGTAGTGCGTGAATTTAATCACGCATGGCTGCGTGGTCCCAGATGGCGGCAACTGGTGCATGGCCGCCAGCGCGTTCGCCGTGGCATCCTGGAACAGCGCTGCGATCATGGCGTTCACCGATGTGCCCGAGTTCAGAGTGATCACCACGTCGATGCGCAGCAGGTTCGATGCGCTGGTCGGCGTGATCGCCCGGGTCATGAACTCGTTGCCCTCGCCGATCTGCGGGATGGTGTCGTCCCACGGGATGACCCCGGTTCCGGTCGCCACCGCGCCGCTCTGCGTGTTCACCACCTGGATGATGCGGCCGACATCCGAGTCGGCCATCGATGCGGGTATTTTCGTGGTCATAGACCTCCCTGGTTCGGTGTGGGTTTGGCGGTCAGCGAGTCGTAGGCCCGTTCGCAGGTGGCACCGGCTGCGCGGGCCGCGTCAGCATGTCGAGCAATTCGTTCCGCAGTCTCGTCAAGCCTGCGCTGCACGTCGGCAAACATTCGCTCGGTGGGGTCGGCTGGCGCGCCTGGCTTGGCAGCGTCGGGATTGCCGGCCCCTGCACGACAGCGGGCGGCAAGGGTGGCGAGTTGTGCGCGCAGGCGGCCACCAGCATCGCGGGCAGCAGCAGCGTCAGCCTCGGCAGTAAGGCGGGCTTTCTCGGCTTCATCAGCAGCTTTCTGCACCTCTGCGGTGCGGCGTTGTTCTTCGGCCCTGGCGTCGGCCTCGGCTTGGCGCGCAGCCTCGGACTGTGCAGCCACCATCTGCGTGTGGGCCTCGCGCGTCTCGGCATGCTCGCGCTGCTCATCGGACAGCCGGCAGGACTGCACGCCGACCGCCACGGCCAGCGCGCCACAGGCGGCCATCCAGACGTTCATGCAACAGCCTCCAGAGCATCGCGCAGTTCATCGAACAGGTGGCGGCGCTCGGCGGCGTGCAGCATGGCCGGGCCGTTGATCGCGCGCGTGGTGGCATCGAAATTCCCCGCGTCGGCCATGTCGTTGCAGCCATTGCTGCGCCAGTACCACGCAGCGGTCAGACAGGCGTCGGACGGTTCCGCGACCAGTTCAGGCCGGAGCACGTACACAGACCCCTGCCCTGTTCCGGCGCTAGCGCGGATGTAGTTCGCCCTGCCCGTGAGCTGGAACAGCCCCCTGCCCCGGAACAGCCAGCCGTCGCCGCTGGCCTCGTCGCCGTTGCCGTTGCGCCCGGCATAGACCCGGTTTGCCAGTTTCTGCGGGTTGCGCGCGTAGGCCGCGGCTTCGTCTGCCGACTTGAACCGGCTCGGCCACACCGCCGCGATGCGGGCCGGCGTGGTGTAGAACAGGTTTTCCTCCAGCCGCGTGAACCGGGCCGACTCCAGCATGGCCTGCGCGATGAACGCGGCTTGGCGGCGCTGCGTGCTGATGTCGTGCAGCGCCATGGCGGCCTGCAGCGGCTCGGCGAACGCTCGCGCCTGCGTGGGGCCGACGCCTGCGGCGATCAGCGACGCGATCAGGCCCGCGCTCACTGGATGCCCTTTCGCAGCTTGTTCATGCGCGAAAACTTGTGCACCTTGAAGTAGGTGCCCACCGCGAACAGGAACAAACCGATGTACAGAACCATCGGCCCCATCCGAACAAACCCGTAGTGGATGACGGTGACGATCTCGCCGCATCCCCACAAAGCAAGCGCGCCCATCCCCAGGCACTGCAGCAGGTTGTCACGGTAGTGCTGCGCCAAGACGCCGCCGATGCAGCACGCCACCACAGTGGCGAGCATAAGAACAGCCATGAAAACGTTCACGGTTCACTCCTTCGGAGCGTCGGAATTTTTGCGAAACGGAAGCCAGGACATCAGCAGCGGCACCAGGTCGATCTGGTGCCAGGCGTCGAACACCTTGGACACCGCCGACATGCCGAACAGGCCCAGCAGGAACCCCGCAAAGCCTTCGTTGAGCGGAAACCACTGCACCAGGTGGGGCGCCCCGTACCAGCTCAATGGGCAGGCGGCAGCGGCCATCGCAAACCGTCGCGGCCATGAGTCCCGCAGGAACATCATCGCGATCACGCCGCCAGCGGGGCCGCCGAGTTTGTGCGCGATTTCAGGTGGGATTTCAGGGATTGGCATGATGCTTTTTGTGCGCGGTTGACAATGGCTGGGATTCTAGAGCCTCCACCCGATCAGGTGATTGTTTTGATGTGGTTTCCGGTCGGGCTTGCCCTGTTGATCCGCCGCGCCAGCGCCACAAACAACGCGTGGTCGCGGTGCCCAGTGTCCAGCACCAGGCGCTCTAGGGTCTGCGAGATCGTCCACTCACCGCGCTGCGGCCAGCCGGCCAGAGCAACCCAGGTCGTGTGCGCGATCACGATGTCCAGCACGTAGGCCACCAGTGCAGCCAGCCAGTGCAACGGGTTGCGCGACTTGCCCTCGACCGCGGCCAGCGCGGGCTTTAGCAGGAGGATCAGAAGGTCGATCACAGCAGCGCCTTTAGCTCGTCCACCGTGCGGGCCGCGTCTATCTGAGTCTGCAGCGTGGCGTATTTTTCGCGGACAACTTGCCGGGCCTCCTCGGCTTGCGCAGCCTTGGCCGGGATAGTCGCCTCTACGTCCAACGGGGCGAACTCAACAGCCCGCGCAGCGCGGCGCCGGGCGTGTGCGATGTTCTTGCACTTGTTCATGTTGTGCATGATGGCTCGGCCGTTGCGCTCCCAGCCGTCGCGGAACGTGCGGTCAACAGGCACAGCGGCAGCGTCCACCACGTCGAACGCCACGCCGGCCGGCACGCCCTTTGCAGCGTCCTCGACGCTGACGCCTGGCGCCGGAATGATGAAGTCAACCCCGCCATCCACTGGCCTGGTGTAAATGATGCGAAAGTCAGACATTCACGCCTCCGTTCAACGGAAAAAAGCAATACTGCAATACTCGGAATCAATCGCCACTGACGTGTCTGTTCTTCGGCTCCCAAACCGATACGCAGTCGTTGTTGGCGCCGTCGTCCCATATGCGGCGGTCACAGTTCCTGCGGATGACCCGCCGTTAATGACCGCGACAGGGGCATAGTTCGCATCAGGCAGCGCCGTGGTGAAGTTCACCGAATAGTCCCCCGTCCCGTGGTCGGTGATGCTTGTCACGTTCCCACTGGCCCGGATCGCCACCGTGCCAGAGCCATTGAAGTTCACCCAGGCGCGAGCAGCGTAGGTCGGCGCTGACCCCGATGCGTTAAGTCCAGCCTTCATGCCTGCAGGCGTTACGGCTCGCGCCGTGTCCGTGCCAGTCTGGACCTCGGCATCCGTCGCCAACTCAACCACCCCTTTGAGCGCGTCGGTCGCGGATGGCAGCAAAGCCTTCTTGTTGGCGGACGAGTCGCTGGCGTCAGCGATCATGACGAAATCAGCGGCAGCGTCTAAAGTGACCGTGGTGAGACTGTTCACCAGCGCCGCGTCCAGTTTTGCAGCCGTCACAGATCCATCGCTTGGAACGCTCAACGCTTGAACTGTCACCCAGCGCGCAAAGATGTTCCCCGTCCCAAGCGGCGGGGCTGCCACGAACGTGAGCGTGGTGCCTGACAGCGTGTAATCGGTCGTCGGCGTCTGCCGAACCCCGGAGATGTACACCTCCAGCGAGCCGAGCGAACCAGGCGCCGACGACAGCGTGAACGCCGTTTGCGCACCTGTGCCGCTTAATGTCTGGTACGGGAACGACGTGCCTTGCGCGACGTCCTGCCAGGTTGCTCCGTTGTAGACGCGCATAACGTCGTCGCCTGTGTTGAAATACAGGTCGCCCGCCTGAAGCGGGCTGGAATCGTTGCGCGTCGTTGGGTCTGCAGCCGCTGGCCCGAGATACACGTCGGAGAAGTTTGTCACATCGGCGATGTTGTCCGCGATCGTCTCGATGTCGGCAGCGTCGAACGTCGCCACCGTGGTCACATCTGCGGCAATGCCCGCCACCGCCGATACGTCAGCTGCAATACCGGCAACGGCGCCAATCGTGTTTGCGCCGGCCAGGTCGGCTGCCACGATGGTGACGTCGCCCGATACGCCGATCTCGGCGGCCACCGTGTTGATGTTGTCCTCGTTGGCGACAACAGCCTCAAGCGTGGCGAAGTTGTCCGCCAGGAACACGATGTCGGCCACCAGCGCGTCGGCGTCATCCGTGCTGGACACCGGCAGTTTCGCGGCGCGGTCCACCTGCTCTTTCAACTGCTGCGTCTGCATGGTCAGCAGGTCCAGCGCCGTCTCATGGGACTCGGCCGGAAACGCGTCGTTCTGGACGTAATCGGCCTCCTGGGTGAACGGCACGTCGCGGGTGATCGTCAGCGTCTCGCCCACCGGCAGCGCGCTGACCAGCGTCACGGTTCCAGACGCCCCGCCAGCGCCGGTCACCGTGTAGTCCGTGGTCAGGGTCAGCACCGTCTCGACGCCATCGGCATCGGCCTGCACCACCGACAGGTGATCGTCGGCCAGGAATCGGAACCCGACCGTGAACGGGCCGGTCGTTCCTGCGCCGGCATATGGGCCGGATTTGGATGTATCAGTTTCGACGGTCATGGCGTCCTCAGCAGTTGCGGGATTCTAACAATGATGTGGTTTTCACACCACAGAAATCAGCGAGCAACCTGCGACGGTGGCAGGTAGAACGTCTGCCCGTTCTCGCGCTCGATGCGGCGCTCCATCCGGCGCAGGAAACCAGGGTTCAGCGCCTCCTGCATCTGGTACAAAACCAGGTAGTCCAGCGCCGACCGGACATAGAACAGGCTCATGAACGGGGTGTTCTGCAGAAGCGCATTGAATGCAGTGGCCGCCACGTCGTCGCCAGTGCGGATGCGGGTCCACAGGTCTGCCGCCGTGTCGAACAGCCCGGCAGTCGGCCCTGCCATCGAGGCCGTCAGCGTGCCGCCCATGCGGTTGTACTTGCCGAACAGGAAGTCGCCGTACAGGCCCAGCCCGCCGCCCTGGATGAACGCGGCGCCCCAGGTGCGCGGATCGTCCATCGGGCGCGGGTTCTTGCCGCGCAGCAGATCCTTGGCGCTCATGGCCGCGTATCCCATCATGGTGGACAGGCCGATAAAAGTCGCCAGGCCGAGCATGTCGCCCCTGCCCTTTCGCATGTACTCGCCCAGCGTGTCGTAGCCGCGTCCGTACACCTCGCGGCCCAGCACCACCTGCACCATCGCCACCGGGAACGACTTGAACTGCGTGATGTAGCGCAGCAGCTCGCCCGGCACCGTGCCTGGCTGCGTGCCGCGCAGCATAAACGCCCGCGTGCGCGCGCCAGGCTCCAGCACCGCGTGGTTCATCCGGTCGATGGTCATGGTGCGCAGCGCCGCCGACAGGTCATCCTGCAGATTCAGGATCGACGCATCGGACACCGTGCGGCCCACGCTGGCGATGTACTGCTCCAGCATCTTGACCGGCACGGTTTTCAGTCCCCCGGGCGTCATGTACTGCCGTCCATCAGCCGCCTGCAGCGGGGCCGCACGCAGAATCTCCCACTTGCCCGCATCGATGTTGTACAAACCCAACATGTCGCGCAGCGCGTCGGGCAGCTTGTCCCATGCGTGGCGAGCGTTTTGCGCCAGGTAGTGCGAATGCGTCAGCGCGTAGCCGTCGCGCAGGGATTCGGTCCACCAGTTGATACCGGACAGTTTGAAGAACTGCTGCATCGCGGCAGCCATCTTCCCCCCCACCATGTCAGGTGAATCGAAGCGGTTATACACCGCGCCAAGCGTGGACTCATGGAACACGCCCAGCGACGACAGGATGGCTTTTTTCTCACCCTTGGCGCGACCCTGGGTGAGCGTGCCAACGCCGGCCAGCACACCGGTCAACAGGTTCTTGTCCTGCCCGAAACGCAGCTCGGCAGCGTAGTTCGACAGGTCGGTGACGGACGACAGCAGCATGCCGCCGAGCTTTGCCATCGTCATCCACGACCGCAGGAAACTGCCCACCTTGGCCGCCGTCAGATTGCCGGGGATGTTCACCGAGCCATCGAGTTGCGCCAGCAGGTTCTCCATCTCGCCGCGGCGCTGGTTGAACTTCGCGCGCTTGGCGGGATCGCCGGCCAGCGACATCTGGTACTCATCGAACAGGCGCTGCAGCGTAGCCTCGGGGTTCGTGCCAAGCACCTTCAGCAGGCCGGCAGAACGCGCCGACTGCTCCAGCCCGGTCAGCACCGTCTCAGCCAGTTTGCCCTGACCGAACCGCTGGTTGTAGTCGAACGCCGCGTTTCCATCCTTGAAATACAGCGCGCGGCTGACCGACTCGCGTTTCGCCAGGTTCGTGCCCGAGCCGAACGCGGCCATGTCGTCCTCGCCCGCCTTGGCCTTCATGTGGTTGCCGGCCGCGAAGTCGTCGTAGATGCGCCGCAGCGAACCCACCGGGTCGAACTCGGAGATCAGGCCCAGCCGGGTCATCTTCGGGATGTCCAGCAGCGGCAGCACCGTATCGACCCACGCCTGCTCGCCCGCGTCGCGGATTTTCAGCATGTCGTGCGTCTGCCGGGTGATGTAGCCCTGCAGGTCACGAATCCATGCGCCGAAGCGGTTGCGGGTGTTGCGCGCGTCCGACTGGTACTTGTTGATCACCTCGGCGATCTGCACTGCGTTTTTCGGCAGCGCCTCGTTGCCTTTGCCGTCCTGGCCCAGGTTCCACAGCGCCTGGTAAATCTCGCGGTCGAAGTTCCCTGATGTGAAGTCGGCGATCAGCCCGGTCTGCTCCAGGTCAGCGATCATCCCGCCGATCCACTCGCCACGGAACTGTTTCTGCTCGGCGTCCACCGACAGCCGCCCGCCCGCGCGCTTGCGCTCAGAGCCGACCAGCAGCGCGCGGAACCCCTCGAACCCATCGCCGATGTTGCGGTACTGGTTCACGAACGTGACCGAGCGCAGCCGCGCGTTGATGTTCAGCGCCGCGTTGCGTTTCTCGATAACGGCGGCCATGTGCAGGTTGTTCGCCAGCGTGTCGGCCGCCTGCATCGCGTCGAACTGCATGCCCGCCGCCCGGTCGTCAGCCGTCACCGCGTCGCGCATCGAGCGCGCCATGCCGCGCATGCCCTTGATCTGCTGGCGAAGCTGGCCCAGCAGTTCGTTGATCTCTGCCGTCGTGATGTCTGGCATGGCCGCGCGCATCGCCGCCGTGGCCTGCGCGTCGTTTTCCAGCTTGTCAGCAGCCGA